GCTCTGTAGCCTCTCCCGGTTGCATAATAAAACTAGAACGGTTTAAAACTAAACCGCCCTCACAGTTAAACGCAACTGGTTGTGTTTGTGAGTTATCTGGCATTAACTAACACCTGACATAAAGTTAACTGAACTACGGGGTCTAACTATCATTGTAGACCTGACATAATCATACTTGTTAATAAGTAAACTCTGCATGTTTTTAATACCCTGCTCAAACCTAGCAAAGTTTAATTGGTATTGTTGCATTTCACCTCGGTACTGATACACAAAGGAGGAGGCACCATCTATAATTACAGGAGCAAACCTGTCAGGAATAGTAGTGATATCTCCATGTGCAGAAAGATCACTAGGAAAAGTATAGTAATCAAATGTCAAAGTATATTCTTTATCAGGAAAAGGGTACATTAAATAATTATTGTCAGGTGTACGTATAATATTTCTAGGTACACCACCTTTGTCAAACTGTGCTACAAATACATCGTCTGCATGTATGGCAGCAGTAGTGCTATTTGCACCACGTGTACACCCTGTAAGATCATTACCCGATATAGCTGTATATGTAACTTGCTCACTACCTATGTATACTGTTCCTGACGCATCAAACCCCGTAGTAGAAGTGAGCGTCAAAGTTGTAACAGAAATAGAGTGAGAACCGTTTAAAGTAGTAGAGTTTATTTCATCTTCTTGATTAGCGTATTCGTTTTGTATATATTCATTATAGTTTAAAATGCCTAGATTACTACCAGAAGTACCAATCGTAGTACTTTTTTTAATTCTAGCTGTGTTGTAGTCTACAGATTTAGTACTTGTAGGTAAGTCATATCTAACTTTTCCCGGTACTAATGATTGTGTATTAGTTGCATGATTAAAAGAATAACCAAACTCTCTTTGATTAATGTATCGTATAGCTTCATTTACTGCATTTTGACATTGTATCTGTACACCTCTAGCACTCGTAAAGTTACTAGAGGTAAGCTCTACTTCATTCATACGAGTAATAGTACTATTAGTTAATGAAAGAAAAGTAAGAGCCATTATATTTCCTCAATAAATCTTTTATGCCCCAAGAGTTTTTTGTTGCATAAGTTTGATACACTAATGGGGCCAGCATATAGCCAGCCCCAAAGTATGTAGGTTTATTACAGAAGATCACGTTGTGCAACAGCCGCTTCTGTCATTGCAACAGAAACATCTGCAACTACTGCATAGACACGTAAGCGTCCAGTTGCAGCAGCAGCACCAGCGATAACTACATCAATGGTATCTGAAGCAGCTACACCAGCTAGTTGTGAAGCGTGAAAGTCTGCGTTAGGTGTAGAAGCTGCACCAGTACCAACAGTATTAGTATACCCATTAGTACCTGCTGCAAGGTATGTACCAGCAGCAGCATCAAGCGCAGCACCGTCAACAATGTCATCTCCACCAGCATAGTCAATATTACAAGTACAACTTGCAGTAAAGGACTTCATGATTTCCGCACCAGCAGTCAGGACTACCGACTCCGAAGGGATTTCAAGCAGTTGGAAAATGTCACCATTAGCAATGGTAGCACCTGCAGCAATCATAGCATCAATATCTAGGATTGCTTCAATAGTGCGTACCACATTACCGACATTAGTTGGAACAGCAAGAACATTTGCCCCAACGCCAGCGGTATCAATAGAAGTCATGTCAAACGTAGCCATAATTTATATCCTCCTTATGCTGCGTTATAACGGGCAGTAACGATTGCTTCAGGGCGAAGAATCTTACGTCCGTATAGATGCATACCACGAACAATGTCAGCAAAGCTGTCAGGGTCACGATATGTTTCTGTCTTGTTGATCTGCTCTGCAGTTGCAACAGCCGAGTCATGACCAGCTACGATAATACCGCAATTAGTCAACTGGTTAGCTGTACCTGCTGTACCTGCCCCAGTGCCGAGTGCTGGCAAATTGGACGAGGAATAAACACGGAAGCCGTGGAAGTTGTTAACGGACAGACCGTTACGCAAACCACCTGATTCACCGAAATCAGCGTTCATGAAGCGTGAATCTTCATCAGCAAGGATTTCCATAAACACCGGGTCCACGATCAGCCAGCGACCTTGTGAGTCAACTTGCTGTTGATCAAGCAAACGCTTCATGCGTGAGATGATCATTGCAGGGGAAACGGTAGCAGTTGGCAGCGAAGTCGCTCCCGGCATACGTGCAGTCACAGGAATTGAGTGAGTGCCAGCAGAAGAAGTAGTGATGTTGCCAAAGTCACCTTTATGCAGTTGCATAGAGGAAAGCAGTTCGTTAGCACCTGCAGTTGAAACAGCCTTAGAGCCATTAACTGTAGTGTTGAGTGTATCACCTTTGCTGTGCAAAGAAGACTGCTTGTAGCCTGACATGTATGCAAGTACTTCTTGATCATGGTTGTCAGCCAAACGATAGGCTGCACGATCAGTTGCAAGCTGCATGAAATTGACGTGGCTGTGTGCCTCTTCAATATCGTCCATTTTAAAAGCAAAGTAATTAGCTTTGTCAATGACTAAATTAAAATCGTCATCCTGCAAATCTTGAGCTGTGACATTTGTGCCACGTGCATACTCTGAAACAGAAATTTCTGGTTCTTTAATAATCTTGACGGTATCACCTTGAGCAGAAATCTCACCGAAATAATCTGAATTGGTTACATCGCCAACGATAGTGGACTTGCGAAATGCAAGTTGTACTTTTTTGGAATAGATTACAGGGCTAAAATTACCGTTTGGTAAGTTCCCATAACCTGTTGCTGTTGTAAAAGCCATGAGTATATCCTCCATTGAATGTTTTTGGCTTAGGTTTAATTAAGCTAAAACAGTTAGATTCAAGAGGCTGTACTTTCTAGGGTAGCGTTATAGTAACGGGCCTGTAATTGTTCAGGTAAGTCTTAACTAAAATGTTTTGCTTAGGGTATACTAAAGTAAAAGGTAGCTACTTATAGTAGGGCTTTTATATAGTATTTATAGTGACACCCATAGTTATACTTATTAAACCATGAGTGTCAAGTATTTATTTTAATTATTTATCTTGCGCCACCAGAAAGATCATAGATAAACTTTCCAGTACGCTGAGATTCCATAATTGCATCCATGTTACTTTCAAACTCTTTGTCATTCATCTTCTTGACTTGAGACTCACTAAAGGAACCATCTAGGTCTGCAGTGTCAGGTTTAGTAGCACGTTTGTTAACTACTGCCTTGGCTGCATCCTTAGTAGCCTTCTTGCGAGACTTGGTATCCATGCCCTTGTCAGATTTGTAAAGATCAATAACACGAATAACAGAACGTGGATCATCTTGGTTTTCATATAAAGCATCCTGTACCCACTTAGGCTGTTCCCCTGCCCAATCGTGGAACTCATCACTCTCTTTAAGATCATCAAAGTCACTGTGTGAAGTACGAATACTATCAAGAGATTTGTTACGATCCGCTTCAGCAGTCATCTCATCAATCTGTTGAAGACGATCCTCTGCGTAGCTAAACTTCTCTTGTGCTTTCTTCTCAGCAATAGTCTCAACGATAGCAGCTACATCAGGATACTTATCAGCCCACGCTTGAATATCTTCATCCGACTTAGGAGGACGCACAACACCTTGCTCTTTAGCGTTCTCTAGCTGTGACTTAATAGCCTTGAGTTCTTCTGCTTGACGCTGTTGCATCTTTCGTAGATCATCATAGCGTTTCTTATAGGTACGCTCTTCACCTGTATCAGGAGCCTTCTCTTCTTTTGCTTCTACAGGTTCTGCTTTTTCTTCTACCTCTTCTTGCTTGGAATCAAGTTCCTCTAGTTCAGCCTCTGCTTCTGCAATACGCCGTGCGTTAGCGTTACTGTGCTTTGCATCTACAAAACCTGCTACTTTAGGTTTCTCCATTATTGTCATTTCTGCTGGCATTTTTAGTTCCTTGTGTTACGGCCTAGTACCTAAGCCTTTACGTTTCTTCTTCTTCGCTGGTTCGTTTGCAGTTACGTATCCCCCGTTAGCGTAACTTTTCTTTTTAGGTTTATTTATTAAGCCACCTTTATAAACCCCCGTTGAGTCATCATTATAATCTGCTGCACCTGAAGAATTATAACCACCACTTCCACTCATACCCGGATCGCCTGTAGCATAATCATCACTACGTCCTGTAACTGTAGAACGAGAAGATGGTTTAGAAGTGCTTACTTTTCCAGTGGGGCTACTATTATACCCCCCTCCACCAGCACCTGCATCAATTTCTGATTGACTTCTGCCTGATCCTGTTATGGTATCTCCAAAACTTCCACTGCTACCGCCCCCTCCGTTATCACCACCCTCGTTAGTGCTTCGCCCCCTACCGTAACTAGCATATTGTTGTTGTAAACTTACTTTTTCAGCAGCTTCTGCAGCATCTTTTCTTTCCTGCTCAATACGAGCGTCTAGTCTTTCCTTAGATGCTTTTAATCGTGCAGATTTATTAACACTGCTGCCTGAAGACGTTTTAGTAATGTCTGCACTACTTACCTTTGCAGTAATTGTAGGAGTACCGTCTACTTCACCCTCTTTTGCAGCAGCAGCATTCTCTTCTGACTTTTTAGCCAGCTTACCTGCAATCCAGCCTGTTGGTCCTGAACTTGCAATGCCACCTCGTTTTACTAATTCTACAAGTTTTGCATATTCAGCACTACTTTTGTCCGTTGATTTTAGTTTCTCTTCAGCAGCCTTACCAATTTGAATACCTCTTGACCTCATAGTAGCTTGAACTGCAATACCTCCTAGTGCACCTACAGGCCCAAGCAACATTCCTAAATTAGCAAATCTGTTTACCGTGTTGGCACTTTCCATAGCAGCTTTTAGTTCATCAGTAGTATATCCACTAAAGTCTGGTGGAGGGGTAGGCTCCGTGTCTCCTTTAGGCTCAGGGCCAACCCTAGAGTCATCACTAGTTTGTCGTTCTTTTTCTTCTACAGGCTGAGAAGCCGTAGGCACTTGAGCAGGATTAGTAGCAGGAGGTGTATACAACTCGTAACCTGCTGGTGGTGTAACACCCTCTGCAAGTTCTAAAATACGCCCGTCTGCATTGACGTATTTAATCATCTTTAAGCCTTCTGTATTATTCGCCAGAAAGCTAAACGTATCAGTTGCAGGAGTAAACCCTACAGTTGCCCAATCTTGATAGTTAAAGGTGGAGTTTGGTGCAGCCACAAGTGAACCCGCTTCCGCTAAATATTTAATATCCTCATTGTATACACCCTTGAATTGTGGTAAAGCATCAAAGTCAGCTAAGACCTGTTTCATCTGTGCAGGTGTAACATTATCACCTTCTGCTGCAGATGCACGTGCTTTCTCTTCAAAGTCAAAAGGATCACCTGCAACCATACCGCCTTCAGCCATACCTGCAGTAACCTGCTTCTCATCCATGATAGGCTCTGTTGTTACGTTAGGCTTATTAGCTTTCTCCATATCTTCAGCAGTTTTGTCAGCACCTGTAGTGTTAACCTTAAGACCCTTAGTAGCTAACATCTGTTGTAACTCAGGATTAGTTCTCACTAAACCCATAACACCTTTTAGTGCTTCCGCTACTTTACCTTCTTCGTAACCCCCGTTAGCGTAACGTTTAACAACACCGCCTTCAGCCATGCCTACAGTAACACCTTGAGCATTCAACACCTTGTTAACTGTAGGGTCTGTCTTGGCTGCATTAATAATCTTATCCATCAAGCCACCATCAGCCATACCAGTAGTAAGCATACCTTTTAGTTTCTCAAGGTCTTCATCTGTAACAACCTCATCGTCATTGTAAACTTCTTCAGGTACAGGCTCACCACCAATGCGCCCATCTTCATCCATAGCAGCAAGACCTCTCTTAGCTTCCATGCGTAGGTCTTCAAAAAGCTTAACACCAAAGAAACGTACAACGTCAGCAGGTACAACATACTCGCCTTCACTTAGTTTAGCGTCAATGTCATCCCGTACCTCTACAGGCAAAGAACCCGGAGGTACATCATTACCCGATACAGGGTCAACCTTTTCATCTGCATCACTCATGAACGCCATACGTGTTTGATCTTCAGCCATCTGCGTTAACCTCTTCTCTCAATGTTTTTAATTTACGTAAGGCACTGGCCTGACCTTGGAACCTAAATAAAGCTTTTTGATCTTCAGCTTGTTCCATGTTAGTATGCACCATATTAATTTTGTTGTCAAGCATAATACAGAAAGAATCCCATAAAGGCTTGTCATTAACTAACTTCTTTAACTTACTCATGCGCTGGGCCTCTGCACTAATCCACCTTTGTTTAGACG